AGCGCGCTGCGATCCTGAGGATTGCGGCGGTTGCCAGCACCGGTGTTGGTACGGCGGGCAATCGGGCCGTTCACGCCCATCAGCAGTGCCTGGCCGGACTGCTCGGTAACACCCATCATGTTGATGCGGGTAAGCATCTCGATGGATTCCTGCATCGCTGTTTCGAGCGACTGCTGCACGGTCGGTTCGACGTTGAACTTCTGCATCGCGTCGGTGACGGCGTTCAGGCGTGCGATTTGGCTGAGGTAGCCGGAAAAGACGATTCGGGTTTCTTTGCGCATGAGGTGCTCCGTGCATCAGTGTTGGGCAAGCAATTTCGGCGTTTGGGTTAGGTTCAGTAGGTGGCCAGTGTCTGGCCGTCGCCACCTGTCGCCGCAGGGCGCTGGGTGTAGCTGCGTTCAGGCTCTTTGCCGAGTTTCGTTTGCAGCGCTTCGAGCTGCTCGGACGTCCCCTTGTAGTCTTTGCGCAAAGCGTCCAGATCGGCCTTGATCTGGGTGAAGTTCTTGTCCTGGTCCGCCAGGTGCTGGGCAATGGCTTCGACGCTTTCACCCAGCTCATTGAAGAGGGTGGCGTCCTTGCCTTCTTTCTCCTTGTGCTTACCGATGAGATCCCGCACTCGCGAGAAGAGACCATCGGCTTTGCTCGGCTCGGCAGGGGTGACGGTCTCGAAGTCGAGCTCCACCTCTACCGCTTCGGAAAACAAGTTGTCGGGGTGTTGCTTGCGACCAGCCAGGGGGTTGGCGTCAGGGTGCTGGGCAGAAAACGCGAGCATTTCCGTGCCCAAGCTGGCGGGGCTGTCGGTTACGCCCAGGCCTTCCATGTAGGCCTTGCCGGTATCGGAGAATCGTGGATTCAGCTCGATGCTGGTGTACATTTTTTGCCGCTTCTTGTTCAGAGCGATCAATTCGTCGGTGGGGTCGATCTGCGCGAACAGTGCCAGGCGCTTGACCCCTGCGACTTCAACCTCTTCAGCCTTGAGGGCTACCACGTCGCCATAGGCGCGGAACGGGCCGTCTGCTGTCAGGCTGCGCAAGTGCTCCAGCCATACCCGCGCACCGTAGGTGTTGGTGTTGTAGCTGGCGGCGGCGTCTTCGATCCACTGGCGTTCGATTTTGCGGCCGTCTGTGGTGGCGCCTTCTACGGCGACGCGAAAGAACTTGGAACGAAATTTGTCTGCCATGCCTTGTGTCCTCAATCCTGAAACCCGGTAGGTGTTGAGGGCATGTTCGGCAGTGGCGCTGCTGCCAGCAACGCACAGCAAGTGGGGCGGGGGGCGTTACACCTTGGCGGGGAGGCTGCGCGCGCGGGAGGGCGTCAGCATCTGCCACATGAATGCTATCGCCAAAGCACCGACAGACAACCGACGCCACGCCAGATTCCTGTTCTGGTCGGGCTGGCGCATCTGCGATATAGCCGATCACCTGGGCGAGAAGGCAAAAACCGTCCACAGCTGGAAGGACCGCGACGGCTGGGACAAGGCAGATACTGTAGAGCGTGTTGATGGTGCTTTGGAAGCCCGCATGGTGCAGCTGATCATCAAGGATCAGAAAACCGGTGGCGATTACAAAGAGATCGATCTGCTTGGCAGGCAACTGGAGCGCACCGCGCGGATCAAGCGCTACCAGGCAGGCGGTACCGAGGCAGACCTAAACCCCAATATCGCCGCCCGCAACGCCGGGCCGAAAAAGCCCCCCACCCGCAATGAGCTAGACGAAGAGCAGATCGAGAAGCTGGTCGATGCGTTCCGTGAGGGGTGCTTTGACTACCAGCTGGACTGGTACCGCGCCGGCGGAATGCGTACCCGGATGATTCTCAAGTCTCGCCAGATCGGCGCCACCTGGTACTTCGCCCGGGAAGCGCTGATCGATGCAATAACCACCGGTCGAAACCAGATATTCCTGTCTGCGAGCAAGGCCCAGGCGCACCAGTTCAAAACCTACATGCAGACCTTTCTGATGGAAGTGGTCGGCGTGAAACTGACCGGCGACCCCATCGTGTTGTGGAACGGCGCCGAGCTGCACTTCCTCGGTACCAACTACCGCACGGCCCAGGGGCGCAGCGGTAACTTCTACTTTGACGAGTTCTTCTGGGTGCAGGGCTTCGACCAGATCAATAAAGTGGCCAGCGGCATGGCCCTGCACAAGAAATGGCGCAAAACCTATTTCAGCACGCCATCGACCATGGCGCACGAGGCCTACACGCTCTGGACCGGCGAGCGTCGGAACAAGCGGTTACCAGCTGACAAGCGGGTGAAAATCGACGTAGGCCATGAGCGGCTGCAGCCCGGCAAGCTGTGCGAGGATCGGATCTGGCGGCAGATCGTCACCATCCTGGATGCTGCTGGCCGGGGCTGTGACCTGTTCGACCTCGATGAGCTGCGCGAGGAATACAGCCCGGAAGAGTTCAACAATCTGTTGATGTGCCTCTTCATCGATGACGGCGATTCGATCTTCCCCCTCAAGCTGCTGCAGCCCTGCATGGTCGACACCTGGGAGACCTGGGACGATTACGAGCCTTTCGCCATGCGCCCCTTGGGTGATCGGCCGGTGTGGATCGGTTATGACCCTGCAGAGAATGGCGACAGCGCCGGTCTGGTCGTAGTGGCCGCGCCGCTGGTGGCCGGCGGCCCGTTCCGGGTGCTGGAGCGGCACCAGTTCAAGGGTATGGATTTTCAGGCGCAGGCCGAGTTCATCCGCAAGGTGATGTTGCGCTACCGCGTGACCTATATCGGCATCGATACCACGGGCATGGGCTCAGGGGTCGCGCAGCTGGTGCGCCAGTTCTTCCCAGGCCTGACCACGTTCAGCTACTCGCCCGAGGTGAAAGTGCGCCTGGTGATGAAAGCCATGGACGTGATTCGCAACGCCCGCCTGCAGTTCGATGCCGGCTGGACCGATCTGGCAGCCAGCCTGATGGCCATTCGCAAAACCATGACACCCAGCGGCAGGCAGATGACGTTCATGGCCGGCCGCACCGACGACACCGGCCATGCCGATCTGGCCTGGGCACTTTTCCACGCGCTACACAACGAGCCGCTTGAAGGCCGCAACGGCGCCAACACGGCAAGAATGGAGATTATTGGATGAGCAACGAGACACCCGCAGCAGGCCCCCAAAACGGCATTCAGGCGTTCACGTTCGGTGAGCCCACGCCGGTGCTCGATAGCCGCGAGATACTGGACCACCTTGAATGCTGGATGAACGGCAAATGGTATGAGCCGCCGCTCTCGCTCAACGGCCTGGCAAAGGCGACCAGGGCGTCGGTATTCCTGCAGTCTGGCCTGATGTTCAAGCGCAACATGCTGAGCCGCTCGTTTGTGCCCCATCCACTGCTGAGCCGGCCGCACTTCGAGCAATACGCGCTGGACTTCTTCTGGAGCGGTAACAGCTACCTGGAGAGACAGGACAACCGGTTCGGCGAGCCAATCCGATTGTTGCCCACCCTGTCAAAGTACACCCGCCGTGGCGCGGATCTCGACACCTACTACCAGGTACGCGGCTGGAAGGATGAGCACGAGTTCACCAAAGGCTCGGTGTTTCATATGCGAGATGCGGACATCAACCAGGAGATCTACGGTGTGCCGGAATGGTACGCGGCCCTGCACAGTGCCCTGCTGAATGAGTCGGCCACCCTGTTCCGCCGCAAGTACTACCAGAACGGCAGCCACGCGGGCTTTGTGCTGTACATCAACGACGCCGTTCACAACGAGCAAGACATTAACGCCATCAGCGATGCGATGAAGCAGAGCAAAGGCCCTGGCAATTTTCGCAACCTGCTGGTGTACGCGCCAAACGGCAAAAAGGACGGCCTGCAGGTGATCCCGATCAGCGAGGTGGCAGCAAAGGATGATTTCGGATCGATCAAGAATGTGAGCCGTGACGATCAACTTGCCGCACTGCGCGTGCCACCCCAGCTGCTGGGTATCGTGCCGGCCAATGCTGGCGGGTTCGGTTCGTCCAGGGAAGCCACCGAGACCTGGAAGGAAAACGAGCTGCTACCGCTGCAGGCCAGGTTCACAGCACTCAACGACTGGATCGGTGAAGAGGTGATCACCTTCGACAACATCATCGAGCCCAAAGGCCCGCGTCTGAGCTGACCAATAACGCAAACGAAAAAGCCGCCGAGAGGGCGGTTTTTTTGTGCCTACGCGACCTCGAAAAGATCCCATTTGCAGCGCGATAAACCCCAGCACACCATAGCATTTTCAGCCCCAGACCACCAGCAAAACCACCCCTCGCGCCCAGTAAATCCGGGCATCACAGCCACAGCACCCGGCCCGGAAAAAACACCCCTCCCAGCACCCGGCGCGAGGGGTGGTTTTGCTGGTGGTCTGGGGCTGAAAATGCTATGGTGTGCTGCGGTTTATCGAGCTGCAAATGGGATCTTTTCGAGGTCGCGTAGGCACA